ACTCGCATCTGTTGGTTTAGCACCGGTTGATGTGCCAGATACAGATGATGATACCTTTTTAGACGTAGCCGCTGCAGCGACAACCGCTGCTAACGCACTCGCATCTGTTGGTTTAGCACCGGTTGAGGACCGGACAGGTCCAGTTGTTACCTTTTTAGACGTAGCCGCTGCAGCCACAACCGCTGCTAACGCACTCGCATCTGTTGGTTTAGCAGCGGTTGGTTTGACAGGTCCAGGTGTTACCTTTTTAGACGTAGCCGCCGCGGCAGCCACAACCGTCGCTGCCAAAGCACTCGCATCCGATTTTCCAACTGAAGAACTTGATGTTGACACAGGTGATGTTGACACAGGGTTTGGCCGAGTAGTTCCAGAAACCGCCATGAAGACACCATTCATGAATGTCACATCTCTCTTCATTCCACTATTTAGATTGTAATCCTGTACGGTATATTTCGGAACATTATCTGCCATGAACACAATATTCAGAACAGGCAATATATCATCATAAGCTTTATAGGTATCTGTCAAAACAAGCTTGATGTCTTTCCCGTCTTTCTTTTCATTACATACTAATTTATTATCGCAAAACAAAACGTTCCATACCTTGTTGTGGCCTGTTATCATCGTCTTTGTCTTCTGAACTGTGTCTATAAACCCGTCTTTTGAAGCCTGGTTGTCTGAATTGTTTGCGTAGGTTCTATTCACGTCTGCGTAACGCTGCCAAATAATAGAATTATCTGGTTTACCCGAATTTTGAATAAACTGAGTATAAATATCTGTTTTTTTTGACGTGTTAGGATCAAACGTATGTAGTACCTTGTTGATCTCTTCTCTCTTTGTATCATCATATTTTGCATCGATCGTATTATTTAAACCGGCATGAACAAACAGGAGTGCTGAAGGTATAGTCTCAATAATAAAGTTTCTCCGTTTCAGGATGTCATTAAATACAGGTTTATCGAATAGGGTCATGCGTTCTGGTGTTCCATAATTTCCACTCAGATACGACGTTCCAGGTTGGAAGTTTTCAATGTTTTTCAATGGGGTGTTTGCAATGTTTTCCTTTGCCGTGTTTTCTATGTATGCAAATTCATGATTACCCACTATACTTCTCACCTTTCCATTAGACAAACCATTCATAAAATCCATAAACAACAGAACCGCCATGTCAACTGATTTCCATGGTTTGGATTTCTCATAAGGACGATTATCATCGATTTGATCACCCATTTGAATGACATAAGTATGATCGCCTTTCCAATAACATGCCCCGGTTGTATCGTCTATTACAAGTAATGTCTTATCAATAAACCAATTGATTAGTAATTCTACGTTACCCTCTAGATCTCCTATCACGTATATCGTTGTATTAGGACCAAGTGTGATAGTATCCTCTTCGTTTTTCGGGCTATTTTTGCTGAAATACGTAATCATTTGTTTCGATAAACCATCGTTACGTTTTGCTATAGGTGCAAGCTCGTTGATCACAGCATCTGCATCTTTAACAGTCGATTTATCATACATGTCTGAATTAGATAGCTCTTGGACTAATTCAGACATGGTACTATTTTGTGGAGTGCCAAATTTAGATGTCATAGCGTTGTCAAAGCTCCATACGCGTTTTGTCGTGGTTGTCGTTCCATCAGTTAAAGCTTTAGTCCAATAAACCGGAGTTGTTTTACTTAATGGGCTATTAAGACTCAAACATAAACAACGGCTTTTGATCATCTCAATAAATGATGGTTTTGGATCAGTAGATTGTGAATCAGCAGTTTGTGATCTTGATTCAGCAGATTCTGATCTTGAATCGGCAGATCGTGATCTTGAATCGGCAGATTGTGATCGTGAATTAGCAGATCTTGAATCAATATCCGTACTAATCAATCCAGGCCAAACAGGTCCTCCTATAGAAGCAAAGTTGAATGTTCCGTCTGGATTCATCAAGGGATGTACAAATGGATTCTTATTTGCTTTTTCTAATTCTACTTCCCTATCTTTCTCTTTCTCTTTCTCTTTCTCTTTCTCCCTTTCTCTATCTCTTTCTTTTTGTTCGCCTTCAGATTTGTTTTTTCTAGATGTCTTCGTAGCTTCATCATCAGGAGCGTCCACTAAGGATGCGCCGATTCCGATAAGACCGAGAAACCCGACAAAAAGATAAGGACCATAATAATCCATCCTTTACTTCAACAGCACATTTTCTATGACTAAAACAGACTCCAGTGCACCTTCTACCCATCCCTGGTTCTCTCGACTCACCGCCTCTCCTACAACAAATACACCCGGCGCAGGGTTCTGGTCTACCGGTTGGTATTGTTTTTTATTTGAAACCGGCTTGTAATAATGGGTTCCCTCAGGCCAAAAGAAAGATTTCATCCGGATAATAGTAGGCCTGCTTTCCATATGTAGCCCTGATTGAACCTGGAGCTCGATTTCTTCCTTGGTTCTGTCTTTCAAATAGAGTGCGCTCTCATTATCTGCATAGGCGATCATATACACACCCAGGGAAGGTGCGATCGGAATGATCTTCTGTAAAGGTCCCGATAAAACCGTAAACATGGGTACAGCTTTGGCGATGCTATCTCTAGTCGCTTTTGAAAACTGCGCATAGATACGAATAAAGGGTTGCCCACGGATTATGGTCGTGTCGGCGGCAAAAGATCTAACAGCAGGCAGTAATCTAGATATAACTGATATAGGTGTCGCGCATACGATTTTAGGAGCTACCCAGATGGCCTGTTTATTGGCAATATGCAGTTGGTATTCGTTCTTATTTGTGTTAACTTCTGTCACCTCTGTATTCAGGCAAATCCTGACACCTTTATGCTTTAACAGTGACACTAGCTTATACAGTAATGTGTTCCAATCAATCGATAATCCAGTCCATCCAGATAAGGTATCATCCAACCCATAATGCTTTACGGTTTCATATGCCGAGGCATCTTGGAAATCCGTGTAACCCGTTGTCCTTACGAATCCTTCGTAATCCTTTAAGACCGCACTAGCATATTCCTTAAAAGTCTGCGATTTAGAGTCCGATGTCAACGCTTTCTTTAGCTTCGAGATATCGCTTTTTACTGCCGTATGTTTCTCGATATAATGATGGCCGATTTTGAATTCATGTGTATCAATTCCTAAGTCTTTCATCAATTCTTGAAGAAGACGATCCTTCGATTTACGCCCGATGCCTGCTCCAGTCACCACATCTACTCCGGCAAATGAAACCACACCCATACGACCACCTACCCGGCCTTCCTTTTCCAAAATAACTACCCGGCCTTCGAAATTATGTTTTTCCAAAAGAATGTAGGCTGTATATAGGCCTGCAATACCAGCTCCAATGATAATCACATCAGCGTGATGCATGTCTGTTTTTGTAAGATATATTTGTTTACTTTACTTCTTGAATAGGCATTGTGTGAGATCGATGACTTGCTCCTGATCTCCTTCTTCTTTTTGCTTTTGATTTTGTTTTTGTGAATCCTCTTTGCGGTCTCCAATCTCGTAACTCTGTTTTTTGTAAAAGGCTCGCCGTTTCCGAGCCTGATTTGCGAATACACCGATATCGTCATGGATGTCAATAATGAGTGCCTGATAGCGACGATCCTCTGCTTTTAATCGAAGAATACGACCGACTGATTGTTCGACATCGCTTTTCGGGGATGCCAAAATGATGGTATCGAGTCCCGGTACATCCATTCCTTCACTCGACATGGCGTACGTACCGAGTAGGATATCACATGCTTCCGCTTCTTTCAGCGCTTTGTCCTTCATTCCACCGACATAGTATCCGACAGTACGCATAGGATACATCGCTTTGAATCCCGCTTCAAAATCTGTCAGATGTTGACGACGATCACTGAGCACCAGTACACGTCGCAAGGGTTCTTCCTCGTACATCGGAGCGAGTCCTTCCAAGATCCAGTGTGTACGAGGATAATATCCGCATACTTGGTTTATCATGAGAGACACGTTGGGTTTCCCGTTATACATCGTCTGCTCTTCCGAATATTCTGTATCAGAACAAACGTATTTCCTCTGCCACACTCGGACAGATTCCGGGGGTCGTTTCGACTGAAAGACGATATCACCAATCGACCAGATAAACACTTGCGTCAAACCGTCTTTACGAGTGGGTGTGGCAGAAAGACCGAGAGCATATTGGAAGTTCACTTTGAAAAGCGCCTGTGAGAATACCTCGGCACCACAATGATGTACTTCGTCGATTATAACGAATCCGAAAGAGTCGAAGATATCACCGTAATCTCGCATACTCAGGCTCTGCAGACTGGCTAAAACGATATCTTTCTCATCGATCTCGATTTTACTTTGCTTGATAAGTCCGATTCGTGCAGTAGGAGTATATTGCTCGATTCTCTCGCGCCATTGCTTTAATAGGAAATCTTTATGGACGATGACGAGGGCTTTCTTTTTCAGTGTCACCCAGGCGGCTATAGACATAACGGTTTTTCCAAATCCACAGCCAACGCTGATGATGCCTCCGCGTCGAAGAGGATCCCGACACGCTTCGTAAAATAGATCCAGAGGCTGTTTTTGTTCAGGTCGAATCTTTCCTTCGAATACTACATCGGGATGAATATCGTCACCCGACGAGATCTTACAAACTTCTGGCGCACCATATCGCTTGAGACCAAAGTACTTTGGGATGTATAAGCGTGTAGAGTTTTCTTTGTAAACTGGAAACGCCGATTCTGCTGATTCAACTCCATAGCCTGGTATAAAACGCGGTTTAACCGTTAGTTCTTTACGCAGGGCTGTAATTTCGCTAGACGAAAAAGCCGTCTTCAAGATCCCATAACCTTTCGAAGATAGAGATCGTATAGGAGGTGTAGGATCTGAACTCATTTTCTTGTGTTACTATAAAAGATAGTTATGGACCAGTCGTGTACTCTCGAATGGATCAACTTGTCTGTAAAAATACTTCTCGTAATGTGTATAATCGCCGTGTTTGTCTTTCCTATACCTTGGTTGTCGTTAGCTTTAAGTGACCCGCAGCTGAAGATAATAATGGTATTTGTATCATTACTTATAAGTGTATGGGACCCAATTTTAGCGCTCTTGATAATCCTGTTGTTTATAAGCATAGAAATTACACCATCTCATGTATCAGAAAAAACAAATAAAAATAAAAACATTGGTCTTACACTAGTCGACAACCAAAAAAACATGCCTGAAAAAATTCCGTCACATAAATATTTCCGACATGATTATGAATCAAGTGCAAACGAGCTCAAGCAAAACCACAATCAAAAAGAGCATATCAAGGCACCGTCATGCGCAAACGGCATCCCTGGAACAACGATTGGATATCCTAAAAATCCACCGCTTGGATGGAATCCGGATCCGGTAGCACCTCCAACAGGCGAACAAGTGAAACGATATTTCGAACCTGACGTTGATCCAGAAATTGATGAAATATGCAATATTCCCTATGAAAAGCTTGTAGAGATTCAGTCAAATGAACTACAGCACAATCTGAATGCAGATGAAGATACGGGTCGAGCCCTCGTAACAGCGAATACCATGCTGCTATAAGATATGTAATATCGAATACCATGCTGCTATTATGAGCTATCTTGATCAAACAATTATATATGTTAGAGTTAAATGAAACCGTATATCTTGATATGCATATTGATCAGTCTATTTACAATAGGATTGATTCTATTGATCAACCAGAAACAAATGCGAATTACGATAACTATGGGAGATGTTAAGGATGAACACATGAATAAAACCACTAAACAAGAAGAAGTGTCTGAAAGTAAAGCAGAATGCAAACGTGAAGTCGAACAGACTACAGTTGTATATCAAGAAGCAGCAAGTAAACCCGATCCTAACCTGCGTCCTCCAGAAAGAGATGTAGTTCCTTCAAAAGGAGTACCCATTAATATTCCTACACGAGGAGAAGTGGCCTATCAACAGATCGGAGTATTATATAAACCCGATTCAGAGTCAGATACAGTTATCCCCCTATATGGCCGCCCCACATATACAGGCAGTGATTACTGGAATTACTATATTCAGTCACCTGGATATCATGCTATGAAAATCGGACTTCGGTTAAATCGTGACTGCATGGATGTCACGGGATGTAAAGAAATAAGCAGTGGAGACACCGTGGTGATTCCAGAATTAGGAGGACGCGCCTACCTGGTAAAGCTATATAACTTCAGCTCACCTAAGTATTTACCTGGAGTTATTTAGGGGGGACGTATTGGCCGTTGCGGATGTGATTCCAGTCTATCTTTTCGCGTTGTGCATTTGCATATATTTGAATGACAAAACAGATACCGTAGAATAGAAGTAAAGATACCACACAACCCATAAACATCACTTGACTTATCTTTTTCATAACAAAGAGTGCAGCCAATATGAACACAAGATTAATTGTAAAAATGCCATATACAGCATAAGTGCTATAGAATCGCGCCTCGTTGATTGAATAGTCACTGAGTCTGTAATTTTGTTGTGAAATCATTTTTTGATTCTCCATATTGGAAATAACTCCATTCATATGGTTAATTTGTTCTGTTTGAAGATCTTGAATGTACGTCGCTTGGTTTGCATTTTCGTTTAGGTCATTTGCTCTTTCAATATCTGCTATTGCCCCAACTAACCTGCCTCCAAACTGATCTAAGTATCCGTTTAAAACAGGACCGTTATTAGTACATGTACTCGTAGTACATCCAAGTAATGTGACTAATTCAGTGGCCTGTGCAGTCTGGGATATACTTTCCAACGAAATTTTAGTCTTCGACATACTTTAATTAATTCCTATATTTTATTTGGCCTATTTCTTGACGATAAGTTGATAAAATGCATATCCTAAAATACTTAATCCGATTGTTGCATTGACAAGCATTACACCAACCGCTTTTGTATCTAGATTGAATCCATCGTATACAAGGACACCTATCATAATTAAGCAAAACACTGTAAATATGATTATCGTAGTATAAAGCTGACTTTGTTCTTGTGCAGCTTGTTCTGATAAACGTTCGTTTTTCTTTCGAAGAACACCAAGAATATTCATATGACTCTCATAATCTGCATTCTGTAAATCAATCAAAGAATTATTGTTTTTGCTAGCGTCACTAGTAGAGTTGAGATAATCGTATATGTAACCGAACGAATTGCTATATGTCATAGTCACTGTACTCAGAACGAGTAGATAGATATTAACAGTTCTAAGATCTGTATAAAGTGTAAGGTAGTTCTTTGACAGATATGTAGGAACTCCAGTACTTGCTTGGTTTGATATAGCAGTAACAAAAGCTGTAATGTCAGTAGTACTTGAAAGATAGGTTGATTTAAATCCTAATAAATCTGGAGTAGTTTTCCATAAAGTCATATTGTCAGGATGATCAAAAATCGATGCTATTTTCATACAGACATAATACATATTCACAACTAGAGCTAGATGACATGTCCAGTAGTCGAATAAGCTCTGCCCCTTTTTTTTGGTAGATCCCTGCATCGTTTCCCATATTTTTTGAAATCTATTGTATAATCCAAAAACAGGAAGACGCGTGATATCAGAAGTAGATGCACCGGTAACTATAGGTTGTGTAATACCAAGTGCAGATTGTAATAATGCCATAAAGTTGCCACTATCATTAGATAGGGATGAATCATATTGAGTTAATGCAGCCTTAATAACCTTATACGTAATAGGACGATTCAAAGAATCTGGGTTACTACTCGCATCATAAGCTGGTACAGTTTGACCCACATATTTCAACATACTCGATGAGAGTAAAAAGTCTTTTAATTTTTGAAGATTCGTAGCATCGGCGGCAGTAGCTTTTAAACGCCCCAAAATCGAGAAGACAGTAATCCTATATATCGTTATCATATATACATTCGGATTAACTGATACAATATCTGGAAGAATAAGCTGATTTGCTTTCATATCCGTCAATATGGAATTTATCGTCGGGAATACAGTGTTGATATTGATCGAACTATTATTACCAGTAATTGTAGGCCAAGCTTGAGGAGGATCTCTCGCTTCTAATGTAGAAAATGTAAATGCTGATGCAGATGTAGCTGTTTGTATAGTTCGTTTATTATTCAGAGAATTCAACGCAGGAAACAAACTATCAATAATGAAATCCTTTGCTCCATAGATAATTGGACTTGTAGTAGTAGTTTTATAATAGAAAAATGCCTGATTACTAGTAGATATCAAATTGTTCGGCACCAAGTTACCGTTATCATCGGCTTTTGAATAACTTGCTGCCTCAATTACATATTTTGATACATCCATAGATGATAAATCTTTGCTTTCATCCGTCGTAGACATCTTTATCATTATAAAAGAAAAAAGCAGATTCCACTTACATACAGCAGCGATAACATACATATTCAGCTGCAGAAGGACTTGATCTAGTTATTTTCACTAGATTTTTAGGTTTTGCATCTAGATATCGAGCTATCGCATCCGTCTTCAGCATAAGTGGCAATTGCACACGACTTTTTACTTGATAAGACTGTAAGATGCCCTCGATTTCAGTCTCATCTCGAATCACCTCGAATTTAGGTTGCAATTCATGACGAGATACATTAAACTGCAATTCTTTTAGAGTAAAGAACTGAATATCTTTGTCCGGGAAATCTTTCAAACTGAGTGTATCGATAGTGACTTGAGGGGTTGGATCTTTTGTAATAAACATAAATTTCGTATTGTCTCCTGAGATGTTATCTCGCATATCACGAAGACCCGGTTTCGTTAGAAAGTAAACGATTTCAATAACCGGTAAAGACAGACGAAAGATGGTACTTTGATTGCATAGGATTTTCACTTCATCTTCTGAGATCCTGGATATCATATCCGGCTCTATACCGCGATCCGTCAACATTTCTTTCAGGACCACCAAGCTTTTAAGAACAGAATCGATGTATTGCGACATACTACACTACTATACTTTATCACTGCAAAACTTTAAATCCTTTTTTTACAGAGTACAAAAAGAAATGTGTTTATACTCCTCCTCTAATCTTCTTCTCTTGCTTCGACAAAAGATGTTGCTTTCAGTTTGACCCCCTTCCATCCTTGGCGTGATCCAATATTGAGCATCTTTCCCCATGTCTTTTCGAAATAGCTCTGCACATCCTTCCTACGAGGCACCTTGACACCAGGGTTCGATTCACGAATCCATTCACGACAGTCGTTGTAAATATCGAGCATTGTAATAAAGCCCGCTTCGTCTTTGTCAGTACGTTCTTCGATATATTCACCCATAGCATCGTTGTTTCGCTGGTATTGTTTCGTGCATTCCATAACATCATCCGGTTCTTGTGTACCTTCCTCTCTGTACTTACGATAGTACTCAATCAAGATCCCTGAAAAGGTCTCTCTCCACATATCGAATTTCCCAGAAAGCTCTTTATCAATCTGGTACTCGTTGGGATTACTGGGGTCTGGGTTTTCTACAAAGCGCGACGGGAAGTCGACGAGACGAATACGCCGCCACGTACCTCCGTCTTCCGCGGGAACAGACGGCAGATGATTACAAGTAAGGATCATCTTGAACTGGGGCTTGAACTCGATGGGTTCTTTGAAAAGTCCACGCGCGATAATACGGTCGCCACCGGTCAGTTCCTTCATCCACCCCACATTCATCTTCTCGTCGTCTCCCGGTTCCTGCATGACGAGTGCCCGCTTTCCTTTCGCCCTCACGATCTCCGAATTGGTGCTATTTGAACTGACGCGTTTGCCCGTGATAGCCGTGACATTCATATTGCAATAATAGTCGCCCATAGAGTTCATGAGAAGTTCAAGAAGCTTGGACTTTCCGTTCGATCCGACACCTGTCCATATGTGGAATCGTTCTTCGCGGATAGCTCCATCCAGACAACTGGCCATAACCTTGAGAACGTATTCACGAACATCTTCCTTCGGTAGGATAGAAGAGATGAACCGCATGATCTCCCGAGTTTGTGAATCACCTTCTACATACTCTCGGTATTGAGTCCCCGTCGAGAAAGAGATGAAGTCTTCCGGATGGCCCTCTCGGAACTCCAGAGTATCCAAATCCAACACACCGTCTTTGAAACCCACCAGATTGGTTCGACTATCAAGTTTCTCTTCGAACTTGGCCATATAGAACATATCCGCGCACTCTTTCAAGATGTTCTCCTTGAAATGCGTGTCTTTGAGTTTCAGGGCGATAGTATTGCACGCGCCCGCCTTGGTGATCAGATGCTCGTGATCAGATGCCCCAGCTAGGGCCTGAGTGTTGAACATAATACTCAGTTTTAAATACTCGTTATATACCTCTTCTGAAATCTTGCTTCGCAAAGTGTAGCATCCATCACAAGGATTCCAGCGATGATTCTTGAACTCATACCATTGCTTATTTTTAATCGATGTACATACATATTGATGCTGATACATATGATGCACGACTTTGGCAATGTCATAATGCGATTTAGATAAACTGGCCTTTATCAATTCTGACAAGTCCTTGCTGATGATTTCCTTGTACATTTCTGGGTTATCCGTCTTGGCCCACATGTGCAGCGTTCCAATCCCGAGACCATCTTCACGCATATAATCCCAATGACGTTCACACTCTCCTTCGGTGAATTTAGGAGAATGACGACTGAATGCGATCCAGCATGGCAACAACTTGTGATCGATGTTTCGAAGACACCAACCCGTGCGAATCCATGAATCATATCCAGAAGCACGCTCTGGTTTCAAGATTCCAACGAGGGCCTCCACCAAAGGCAAATACGGGTATTCGTTCTTGGTAGTTTGTTTGTTTTTCTGGGTGGCATTGGTAACGCATTTTTTCTTTTCGCGCTCTGAGTACATAAAGGCCTCATAGGCTTCGATTTCATCTACCTTCTCAGGAATAATTTTAGTCTCAGCATGTTTATTGCGAATAGATAATGTGTCGACGACAATGTCTCGCGAATCTTTGTTCTCCAGTCGAAATCCTTCGTCTGTCCAGGTATACAGATAGGCGAGCTTGTAAGGCATACCTCCGGGCTTCTTACTGCCGTACATTTGCCAACCGACAAACTCGATGACGCGCTCATCAATCACGTCCTTGATATCATTTGTTGCACCCATCCTTTCGAATAAAGATTTGAGTTGTGGTATAACTCGTTCCCTCAATCTATACTGGATAGCTGGACGGGTGACGATATCCGGTATGACAATATGAAGACCGTCCTTGATAACGTTCTTATCCACGGATGCTCCCGGTTTTTCGAGAATATAAATACTGCATTTTTCGATCGACAGTTCTTTTACCAACTCAGAAATATAAACACGGATGATTGTCTCAATGTCGTCTTGCGTATAGCGATGCGCCAGATTTTCGTCCTTGGGAAAACGAAGGTCAATATCAATTAAAACAGGGGATAGGTGTGTATGTTTTTCGATCATATAGAGGTCTTCTCCAGATTTATAAGCCGACCGATATAGCTCATAAAACGTAGCCTCCTGATCTTTAGGGATGTAGAAACTGCCTGACGGCTTGGCAATACTGGTGTGTGTAAAATTACTACGCTTTATGGTGCTAAAGCGTTTCAAGAATTTCGCTAAATCACCTTTTGCATAGACCGATGCCATTGTCTACCTCTCTACTCTATGGCACGAAAGCTTTTTATATGACTTTGGAACGTTGATGTCGTAATATATTTGGGGTTCACTCTTACAATAACTACACCAGTTATCGTAGTCCGTTTTTTATACTGTACATTTATATACTTCCCTTTAAGTCGTCATATTTATCCAAAAATATTATCATAAGATAATGAACTGTTCTCCGAAACAAAACCGTGATCGAGGATCAGATCCAACTTGTTTGTCTCTCGACATCCTGAAAGACATAGCCAAGTCATATAATGCTCATCAGGCCTCTATCAATTCGTCGGATCGAGTTCCCGAAACAGGAACAAAAATGGTTATATGGACCGAGATCCAAAAGCGTTTGGATAGTGAATGCGGTCAACAGGAATCGTGTTGGTTAGAACAAAAATGGATTCCAGCGGATGTTTCCTCAAAAGCCAAAGGGCATTTCCGCACAAAGCAACCCGTTGAATGGATCAAGAATAAAAATGAATGGCTCAGCAATATCGACATCCAAGAAGTGATGCGTCAGTATCATGAAGTTTCACCGACGTTTCATTTTATCGGTGTTTTTCCCATCGATTTTGATTCAGTGATTATGGGCAAATGTGTATCCGAAGCATTATGCAAGATTAATGTAGCCGCTTTACATCGTAAAGGAGTGAAGCAACTCGGAGTTATATTTAATATGGATCGACATGATCAGTCTGGATCGCATTGGGTCGCCGTCTTTGCAAATTGGGATATGACGCAGTCCAATTACGGAGTATATTACTATGACTCTAATGCACTAAAACCACCAAAACAAATTGTAGCATTCATGAAGCGTCTGTGTGACCAGACCAATGCTCTGCCAGGGTTTAAGCACTTTCCATCAGACTACAACAAAAAACGTCATCAATTCAAAAACACGGAATGCGGTATATTCTCCATGTTCTTCCTTATTCGGTGTATGAAAGGTGATACACTTCAACAAATATCAAATTACCGATACAGAGATAACGAAATTCAAGTTCTAAGATCAATATTATTCA